TGTATTTCTTTTTGTTCTAAACGGGCTTTTTCTAGGCGCTTCCTGGCTTTTCGTTGTTCTTTGGTTTCGCCAGGTATATATTTTTTAACCAAATGATACTCCTACACTGTTTCCTCTGGTTGCTGTGCTGCAATACCATACATTTGTCTAATATGCACTAAATCTTTTTGCGCCTCTTTTCTGTGCATATCATCAGCCCTACGTGCTTTATTGATATCTTTTAGAGTAAGTCTAGTTTTACGTGTATCATCGATTTTTACAATTGATTCATCGTCCTCAGCGTTATAACGCTGATCTTCAACTGGTTCCATTGTTTCTTTATCAAAGTAATATATTTCTCGTAAAATCATAATGTATTTATGCTGTAGGTTGTACTTCAGCACCTCCTCCTACTACTGACGTTTCATCTCCGGCTGCAACATCTTCGTCTCCAGTGATTTCGTCTCCTTGTGCATTTTCTGTATCAGCACTTATATCACTTCCAGAAATGCCAGCATCTCTAAGTTGACTTGCTGCGTCATCGCCAGGAACTTGTAACAGCTCGTCGTTTTCTTCTCTCCATAGTTTTTCGTTTTCTGCAATCTCCTCTTTGCTCAATCCTAAGAAACGTTGTAAAGCAAAACGATTAGAAATGAAAGGAATTTGTTGCATTTGAGCAAATGTTGAGATTCTATTATTGTCAAGTTCTGCTTGACGATAACTCGCAAAGTTTTGAGGTGGTTGTAATGCTAAATCAAACATTGCAACATCAACATTTAAACCTTTTTGATTTAGATAAAGTTTAAACTCTCTGTTAAAAACCTCAGTAATCAAACTTTGCAAACGTTCGCAATAATTGTTGAAACGTAGTTCTTGAATATAAGCGGTCCCCACACGTCCATCATTGTATTGTGAAGCTGAATCATCTGCTCCAGTTGGTAGGTACGAACTAGGGATACGTAAGCCGCGTAGCAACTTATTAGTGAAGTATTTAAGGTCATCAATCTCTCCCAGATTTGTTCCGCCTGGTAGTGTTTCAACCTTACTGCCGCGGCCTTCAGCAGTTTGAGGAAAGAAGTAGTCTTCGTTGATTGATAGCGGGTTATAACTGCTGTCCACAACTGTTTGTCCACCACCTGTCTTGGATGGAATACGTCTTTGATGTATTTCCGTCTTAACACGCTCAACAAACTGCATTGCCAAGTGACTTGGCATGTTACCCACATCAACGTAGAATACTCTGCGCTCTGGCGCACGTTGGACACGATAGATAATAATCGCATCTTCTAATAATTCTTTTTGTTTGTAAACTTTGAAAATGCTTTCAAGCAAACTGTTGCCAAATGGATAGTTTTGATCAAGTCCTTCACTCATTGACAAATGAACCATATGATTGGCATCAACTGCTGTTTCGTTTGATTCGTTACCCCAACGACTTGTGCCTGCGTCTGGAGTTTTTCCTGTCATATATTTTTGATCAAGTGTTTGATAACCCGGTTGGTTACCTCCAGGACCATATGCGTTATTGGTATTGATTTTAGTTGCGCTTAATCCTTCATAAGCAATGTTTAAATCTTTGATTATAAATTGTTCTGGACGTTTGCCTTCACTTTCATTAACAATAATCTTTGTTACATTAGCAGGATCAACATGAAACCATTTTTTTGTTTCTGGGTCTCTAATAAAAAACTGGTCACCGTACTTGAAAGTATTTCTAATGATTTTAAAAATTCTTTTTTCAAACTCTTGTATTTTACACCATTGTTTTAAATATTGTCCAATGATTTGAACTTCAGAGTTAGTTGGAGAAGTATTAAATTTTATTTTAAAAGGAGTTTGATTTTCTTTGTTTTTTTGTGAACAAAACTCAGCAAGTATATCAAGTGCAGCATTAACTTCTGAATCGTTGTCCATGGTATTGTATTGACCGTAACGTTCAATACGGTTTGGTGAACCAACATAAACATCAGGCAAGTGGCTGCTATAGTTTGCTGCTGCTGGACCAACTCCTGTTCCACGACTGAACGAAAATGGAGAATAACTTCCAGTAGTATTCATATTTGTAGGAACAGGCGTAAAATGTTTTTTCCAGCTCATACCCTTGCTCCTCTATAAAAATCTGTAGTCATACCCCTCAATCCTTTTGCAGTTTTTTCGCTTATTTGATTACCAGCAGCTAAAAGTTTTACCACTTGCATCATAGTAGTATTTAACTGATCTATCTTGATTGATACTTGATCTTGACTGCCACTATAATAAGATTCTAACATTTGACCAGCAGGACTGTTTTTAGGTACAATGGCTTCTTCATTGTGAACCATTACAGGTGTACCGGCACCAAAGTTTTGAAAACCATTTGTACCTATATTATAAGCAGGTAGTTCATTTATAAATCCTGCTAATGGACCTTCTAAATATTCTAGCATCATTGCTCTTGCTGTATCGTTATAGTTATCTGTTATAAATTTTCTTAATGAGTCACGTATTTGTTGTTTTGCATCGTCTGATGTTAAACCTTGTCCTTGTAGTTCTCCGTAAACAGTGTTTAGATACCCTCTGGTTTGGTACCTGTCATCCAGTTCCGAAAGTCCAACAATACCGCCTGCTCGTTGCATTTGTCCGTAAAACGCTAAAGGATCAATCCTAGCCGAAAATGCATCAGATCCTAATGACTGAGCAATTGCGGCTGTAAGATTACCTGCAATAGGGGCACCAGTTTCTATACTGCTTACAGTTGCATTTCCACCACCTAATATACTTTTCGCACTGTTTATAATAGTAGCCATAAGTTCTGGTATTCTTTCATTAAACACTGTGAGTATAGTGTTACTGATAGTATCTGCCAATGAAACTAATGTTTCTCTACTATCTTCTAGAAGTCGGTTAGTTGCATCAGATATACCAGACAATATACCTCCAGTCATACGACCCGTACCGTCTGGCCTACTGTTGGTTCCGTATATAAACTTGTTTAGGTATTCAACAACATTATCTACAAAACTTTTAGTTGATAGAGCATTAGGAAATAAAAGTTCGTTTAGTTTTGTTTCTACTTTTTGAAAAAAGGTAGGTCCTTGTGTCTGTGTTTGTGGAAAGAAAAAATCCCATACAGAATCATATGCAGTGCTTAAAAATGATTCCATTTTTGTTTTACCGCTGGCGTCTTCTTCAAACAAGAATCCGTAGATATTGTTATATACAGTGCTTAAAAAAGTTTGCATTTTTGTTTTACCGTTAGAATCTTGATTAAATAAGAATTCGTAAATAGTATCATAGACACGTTGCATAAAGTCAGATACACCAG